AGTTGAAATACCTACATTTACAACAAAAGATGTAGAAGAAGGAATTTCATCTACTTCAAAAATATAAGGTGGTTTATGTGGATATGTTTTAGATCCATAAACACAAGTCAATCCAATACCTGACATAGTTACTGCCATACCAACTACAAAATTATGATTCGCAGTTGTAGTTACAGTAGCAACTCCAGATATATTATCATAAACAAAATTAGAAATATTTAAATCAGGAGTTGTTAGATTAAGTCTAACTTGATCCTGACCTAAATTTGCTTGTAGTGATGTAACAATACCAGTAAATTGCAACTCACCAGTTCCTCTAGAAACTAATCCAAAAGTTCCAAAACTACAGTTACTATTTGCTATATCTGCTTGACCACCTTTATCACAAGTAACTGCTTCATCACAACAAATAGTAAACAATGAAACTAATTGTGCAAATCCACCATTAGTAACAGCAACACCTACACCACCTTGATTATACTGAGTAAAAGCATCAACGTTCATTGCTTTCAATAATCTTGCTTGATCTCCATCAATACGAATACCAGTTCCAGTGGTAGTGTCACTTGTGCAGTTTTGAACATAGGGGCCTTTCCATTTACCACCTCCTTCATTCTCTGCTATCTCTGTTGTAGGAAATCCAACAGCAGCTGCTGGTGCAGTATGACCACTAAATGTCATATTAGAAAGTTTACAACCTTTCCTTACATGGAATAAATCTTTGTTAGTTGTATTAGGTAAAACTTTTACTGTCCTTTGATCATCACCTACAATAGCAACAAATGCAGGAACTTCGATTGGGTTCTGCTCAACATAATTACCAGATAAAACTTTAATTGTTGTTCCTGATTTTGCTATACCAACAGCAGCAGCGATTGTTAATTTAGCATTATCAATCGATGTTCCATTATCTGTATCTATACCATCCTTTGCAACATATAGAACATTTGGTGCGGAGTTGATACCAGTAGCATTAGAATCAATACTTACATTATCACCAACAGTAACTGCTTCACTAGTAATGGTAACAATACCAACACTGACCTGTTCTGATTCACCATCAATAGTAATTGAAGCTCTACCAACAGTAAGTACTCCAAGAACCCTTGCATCACCATCAACAATTAAAGTAGTATTACCAGTTCCAACAAATACAGTTCCTACTCCACTAGTATCGCCTATAGTAGTAACACCTGATAACCTAGCATTACGTTGAATATTTAAATCTCCTCTGCCAGTAATCATACCAACAGAATCTACATTAGTTACATCTTGCTTGGTTAATGTACCTGCTACAGATATATTTCCTGTTATCTCAGCATCACCATAAACAAATAATGTACTATCTAATCTTGCAGTAGAACCAATACCAACATTTTTGACAGTATGAATACCAACAGTACCTACTCCCCAAGTTCCAGCAACTCCAGTAGGTTGTTCTCCACCAGTATTTACAACCCATTTTTGATTCTTTCTAGTATACTCTTGGCCATCTGAAGGAGCATCTTCTATACCACCTCCACCAAATGATGCTAGTTGTTGCTGAACTCTATTAACAAATAACCTATAATTCTCTTGAAGTTTTTCATAGGTTACAAACTTCTGATCTAATGGTGTTAATGGATCTGAATTATTCTCATTAGGAGGAATATTTAAAAGTCCTTCAGAAAGAACTTCCTTATCAAATTCTTCAAAAGCTTCTTCAAGTTTTTCTATTTTATTTTGAAGAGTTTGATTTTTTTCTTCAAATGAAGAATATATCTTTTCTATCTCACCATCATAAGATTTTACCTCTGGTATCTTAATAGATGAAACTTTTTTAAATAAACTTATAATCTCATCATTAAGTCCTTTAATTTCTTCATCATAATATTTTACTTCGGGAACTGTTGGTATAGATTCTTCTACATTTAATATTTTATCTTTTAAATCTTTAAGATCCTTGTCATAATATTTTATTTCTGGTATATCTGCAATTTTAGTATCTAATTTTTCAAGTAATTCCTTTACTTCATCAATATCACTATCATAATGCTTTATCTCAGGTAATTTGGATAATGAAGATTCGATTTCTTTGATCTGTGATTCAACAACAGATATTTCTTCATCATAATATTTTATCTCAGGTATTTTAGGAACTGTAGGAATATCTTCCTTTACACCTTCAATTAGATCTAATATTAAATTTAATTCCTTTTCATAATACCTTACTTCAGGTACTTCTGGAATACTTTCTTTTACTTGCTCTATTAATCCTTTTATTTCATCTATCTGATCATCATATAAAACAGGTTCTGGAATAGTAGGAATTTCAGAACGAACTAATTCAATTCTTTCTTTTAATGATGCAAGGTTTGAATTAATATTTGATGGATCAAATTTCTCCGTTTTAATTCTTTCTACTTCTCTTATCTCAGAACGAAGTATTGAAATATCACCATCATAACTTGCCTTATCAGCAACATTATCTATTCTTTCCTTTAAACTTTCTAACGTATTAAAAACTTCAGTTAAATCTGTTTCTTCAGGAATTAACCCTACTACTGACTGTATATCAGACTTAAGTGAATTTATTTCTTCTAGATATGGATCAACTTTTACTTCTTCTTCAATTATTGCAGCAGGTTTTTCTACGACCTTATCTTCACCAAAATGCCTTTTTGGAGCGTCGATTTTCTTATCTTTTAATTTCTGTTCCTCTAATCTTTTTTGAGCCTGTTCTTCTTTCAAAGAATCATTTTTCTTTCTCTTAAAAAAATCCGAGGGATTTCTAATCGACACTAATAACCTCTATCATTTTATATATCTAATGAAATATTTATTTTAGCAAGAAATTACTCTTTTTTCAAGTTTTGTTCCTTGATCATCTTTGCTAGATCTGCGGTTGATCCTACAAATAATGCATTGTTAGTAACATTGGTGGGTGATTTTTTATCCTCCTCATTTACGTCTTTTAATTTCTTTTGAAGATCCATTAACTTATCAGTTGCATCAGACACACTTTTAATAAGTTGTCCTGCAACTTCATATGCTCTTGGTTGTTCACTCTCCTGTGCAAGTTCAAGAATACCATCAATGGCTTCTTGACCCTTTTCAATTATACTATAAAGATTGCCTCTTGTATATGCATAATCTTTTTCAATATCATTTTTAGTTAATCTATCAGGTTTCTCAGGTATAGTGACATTAGTAAGTTGTTCCTTCTTAGGAGAACATCCATTTTCAGGAGTAGTAGATACTTCAACAGGAGTAATGTTAAATGCCTTATCTAATTGTTTCATTAGAAGGTACTCCCGTCAAATCCAAAGTCATCACCTTCAGGAATTAATATATCATCAGCATCAGTAATTAAACCAATACCTTCACCCCTTAGATGAGACGCAGGAGTTGTACCATCTCTACCTCTCTCGACTGTAAGATTATTACCATCCTTCTTAATAACCTTCATTTCTTCTTCACCAATAGTAATGAATACTCTTGTAGTATTTGTGCTTGCATTTATACTAGAAGCATTATCAA